TAACCCGTAATGTGAAATCAGTTTATAATAAGCGAAAATGGAATGATAACACAAGTGAAGCTTATGAAAATATAGAAGAATGGCTTAACAAATAATTATATATTATATTATAATTTATAATTAAAATTCGACGTTAAAATCAATTTCGTGGTTTTCTATTTCTTTAATTTTATTTTTATGTTTATTCGTTCTTCTATGACCGTATATACTTTGCAATCTTAATACATCGCCACACGAGCAGGTCACATACTCCTTAAAATAAGATTTTCTAAAACTATTAATATCATTCAAATATTTTATATGTTTATTACTTTTCTTATGTCTAGCCAACGAAATTTTTTTTATTATTGATCCGCAATCACAAACTATAGTATTATTACACAACATATATATTAATCCAATAGAGAATAAGTTAGAAATATTTCCACGTCTGAAGTTTGCACACTATATGCAGTGAAAGAAATAGTTTGATCATTAGATAAAAATAAATTATACTCAGTTAAATCTCTAAAATCTGTAGATGTTTTAGGATTAAAATATCCCACTACATCATAACCATCAATATTATCAGTACCAGCTGTTAGAGTTTGAATAGGTGAATATTGACTATCTAAATAACTCCATGTTGGACCGCTAAACGTTGATTCTCTTCTAATTCTAATTATACAATCTCTATTTCCATTACATGAAGTACTAATACTTTTTGGAAATATTAACGATCTATTATTTTTACCGTTTAATAATTCACCCGCTCTTATACTTAATATTGGGGTTTCAACAGCACCGGGGATTGTTATCAAAGAACTTGAAACACCATAAGATTGAACCCTAGAAAGTGATGATTGTTCGCTTTCTTCAACTCCGATTTCACCCTGAACGGAATATGGTCCGGTTTGATTAACTCCAGCGTCACCGGTTGCAGTTGATGTTCTTTTAACATATTGTAGATAACCTAAACTAGGTGATAAATATCCAGGTGTTTCGAATTTATTTTCTAGTTGGATTCTATGAATTGGCACCCATTCATTATCGAAAGGTTTGTGATATTCTAAATACAATGATGATATTTGTGTTACTCTTATTCGCCATGTAGATAATTTTGTATAGTCTAATGTTATCCCTGATGGTCCATTCCCATCCAATTTATCAAAAGCCCACCTACTACGAGGGACATAAAATTCCACACTATTCCCATAATAAATAAATGATAACTCATTTACAACAGTATCAGGGGGTTGAGGGGCTGAAGGGAAACCGATAAACGCACCATCCACAGGATTTCCGCTTACATTGTCAACATATCCCATACCACAAAGCATATGATCATAACCCAATGTGTCACCATCAATATAATTAGTTTTAAACCCTGTGGACAAAATACAATAAATGGGCGCTCCACTATAATAAACTACAGGTTGACCGTATATATATAGAAAAGCATTTAAAGGGGATAGATGAATATCGCATAAACATAATGTATTATCAACTACTGATGGTTTACTAAAAGGCGACAAACCACCTCCACTATTTTGTCTTAAATTCCTATCAGGTGAAATATAAGTATTTCCAACCACTGAACCATAATCAAATTTATGATCATAAATACTTCTTTTTTGTGATACCTTTAAATCGTTAAATAGTGTTGTTTGAAAATTATCTATATTGATACTTGGAAATTTTAAGTTTTCGTCTGTTATTTGCGGTTGAATTGCAGTAGGAATAATTTGTGCGTATGTTGTAAACCTAATACTAACATTTGAACTACTACTATTAATAACCGATATTCGGCACCATTTCCCCAAAATAACAGATGTAATAATAGGTTTAAAACCAAAATCAATAACCGTTTTACTATTATAATCGTAATTAACACCATCATCACTAAATGATATAACAAATGATACACTACCATCAGTTGAGACTTTAACACATATTGATCCATATTCTTGTAATAAAACTTTTATTGTTTCATATGTAACGCCAGCCGAAACAATTCCATCAAAAGATAAATAACTTATAACCTCTCCTAATTGAGATGACATTATATACTATATCAATATTTTTTTTTTCTATTCCTTCTAATATAAATTGTAACATGAATATTGACGAAATTAAAAGAAGGCTCAACAATAAAACAATTTTAAATAATCCACAGGCACCACAAGAACCAAAACAAAAAAACGACGTTTATCTTACTAAGAAGAGTGATCCGCCCAAAATAATAAGACCACCAGAAAGACTAACTAAAAAAGATTTAGTAAATGATTTATACGATGATGATACAGACGAAGACGAAGAAAAACCGGAATCTCAAGTGTGGGAAACTGAAAAAGAAACTATCGATATTAACCAGCCAGTGAAAAATATTATTGAAACACTTGAATTAGATGATAAAAAGTATGACTGGCGATACAAAACAAGAAAAGGTAAACAGTCGAGACATAACTTTACTAATTTTATGGTTATCGCTCTTTAATTAAATTCGATAAATTTTAATAATTGATTTTATAATGTCGATAAAACACTATCCATAGATTATACGGTTTTATTATGTGGAATTAATCAAAATGAATAAAATAAAAATACATATAAAATATTTTCGTATAGTATATTATATATAGTAAAAAATGGATCCATTTTCCACACGTGTTAGTGATGTTTTAGCTTCATCCGACTTCTTACAAAGGCATCCAGGGAATAGTATGTTGGGCAGTGATCTTTATTCATCAGCATCCAATTCTTCAAGCGAATTGATACTTAAACAGCGTTATACAGGCCAATATGTATCAAACGCAAATAATCTTAATTTTGGTTCTCAATCTACTTTTTTCCTAACCCCTGGTTCAGTAATGAACGGAATCGTATTAAGTGGCGCTGTCACTTTACCAAAATTCACAAGGGCTCCGGATCTTTGGGCTCTTCATGCTATTGATAGTATAGAATTGGTTATTAGTGGCTCATCTTCTGTACAGTCACTTAAGATTTCTGGGAAATCAATGGTGGATTACCTTTTATGTGCTACCCATTCTTCAAAAGTTGAACAGTTGAAAGAGTGTAATAGTTTTGTTGATCTTTTTAAAATATTAGATCCTACGCAAACGATTAAATTTTCTATTCCTCTCCACATCTTTTTTTCAAGTCCTGAAATCATGGCAGTGTTTCCACTTGATACATCAACACTTCAGAGTCAAATTTTTATAAATATTCGATGGAAACAAGTGTATAATATTTTTCAAGGTGATTCTGTGAATAGTGTAGTATTGCCATCTTCTTTCGATGACTTATATATGAGAGTTGGGGCACAAAATCAGATTAGTAATGATTTCGCACTATCTAATCAACTTAAACAAGATGCATCCCTAGTTTATTCAATTCCTGGAACATATCTTCAAACTTATTCACAAGTGCAGAACGTAGCAGCGGTGGGGTATGGTGCATCAGAAAATCAAATTCCACTTACTTCCCAACCATCCGGTCAACTGCAGATGGTCCTCTTGTCTGCTCAAGCTATCGCATGGGAAGGTCAATTAGATACAAAAGGACTTATACAACCTTACGCACAGTTTGAAACATTAAGAGTATTATACAACGGAATTGAACTTTACAGAGCGGATTCAAAAGAAGAAATCCGACTATTTAACTGTCTTAATACTGATAAGGACAGTGGGGTTTATTGTAAGCTTAGAGCTAATAGAAATTTCGATCCTAGTGTAACTATTGGTGAGAATAATATGTCAAGTGTTATTATTATTCCCTTCGTTAATGAAACTTCTAAAGTGCTAAGAGAAAGACGACACGAACACACTAAAAATTACAGTGGATCAACTATTCAAGTATTTTATACATTATCTGACTATATAAATACATACAGTAACGCACTTCCTGTAACTGGGGATCAATACGAGAATATCGCAGCCCCCGCAACTCCTCTTCTAGTTCAACCAACAGGGAATTATAGATTTAACTTTACTTTCGTTAATAGTTCACTATATGAGATCAGCTCTCAAAGCGTCTCCATGACCATGTAAATATTTAATAATTAATTTTTATAAAATAATTATTAAAACTTTAAACCATCGCCATATATTGTTTTATTGTATTAATTTTTTGTTGTATACCTCCTCGACCAGCCATTACGCCATCTTCTTCCAATTTTCTTAATTTTTCTTCTTCTTTATCTAGTTGTTTTTGATAAATTCTTAATGATTTTTGTTTATCTTCTTCATCATTATCTCGTTCATCATTATCTCGTTCATCATCTTTTTCACTATAATCCATTTTACCGCTTTTATCAGGTTTATTCATTTCACTAAGTTGATCGTGTAGACTCATTGCCTTTTCATGTCCTGTTTTAATTGCTTCTCTTTGGTGTTTATCTAACATACCTAAATCACCGGCTAAGTCTAGACCCTTACCAAGAATTTTTCCACCACCTGGAACACCAGCAATACTACGCCCTTTTTTCATAAGTTTTCGTGCTGTTTTGTGTTTTTTCCCAAATAAAGCATTTCCGATTTTGTGGACTGCTTTCCCTGCTACTTTTGATTTTACAATTTTTTCTAGTCCAGCTTTTGCCATCGGTGTAAGGTTTTTTGCTATGGCTGGACCTAAAAGTGATGCCACCGCCGGTTCTGCGACACCGGCTAGACTAGCTGCAATTGGTGCTAATGCTAATGCCATAATTAATATATACCTATACTATATATTTTATTTTCTACGAGTTGCTGATTTCGAATCATAATAATCACTTTTACGTCTTCTCCTTGGTGGTGTTTCTTCTTCTGAGCTTGATTCGTATTCTTCATGTCTTCTTCGTCTGTTTCGTCTTGGTGGTGTTTCTTTCCTTCTTGGTGATGCTTTCTTTACTGTCTTTCTTCGTCTCCTTGGTGGTGTCTCTGATTCACTTTCACTTTCTGAGCTGTAAACCTCTCGTTTATGACGTCTGGCTTTATCTTCATATTCTTTAACTTTACCATATCGTGGGGCTCTTTCCTCCTCTCTTTTATATATTCTTGGTTTTTCTTTTGGTGGTGATTGTTTCCTTCGTCTTACTGCAGGTGGTGGTATATCTTCAGGTTTCTTTACTTTTATTTTTGGTTCTGGTTTAC